TAGCTTTCAAGCTCAGGCCATGTATGCTCCCGCAATGCCGCATAAGCATTCCAACAATCATCATGTTGCCATGATAACTTGGGGGCATTAAGCAGTTCCGGCGGCGTGACTCCACGGCTCTTTTCAACCTGTCTTAGAGAATCTAGCCGACTGATCTTAGAGCCATCGGGACAAGCGTTTATCCAGAAACACCATCTCCCGTACGTCACGAACTCGTCGATCAGTCTCCGGTAAAATTCTCTCTATCAATAACGAAGGTGAATAACTGCGTAACTAATGCTGGTGAGTTTTCACACAGCCATAGCGCATTCTCTTCGCTATATTCAAACTTCTCTTCACCCTTTTTGAGATTCTGCCAGCCAGTGATGCAAGCCGCGATGATTGGAGCGATATATTCGTGATCGAATAGATCAACATCCTTTGCATCCTTGTACTTACGCCGCTGTTTCTTCTGAGCGTCTCTCCATGCCTTTGAGTCCACACCTTGGATAATGACAACCCCGTCGTCCTTCTCGCCAGTCTGTGGGTTATGAAGCTGGCACTCAGCACCAGCTTCATGTTTCTCAACCGTTGCCAGTTGATCTAAGTCCATAAAACCCCCTAGGTTTTATTGTTTGCGATTATGCGTCTGTTCGAGTGATAACCAGTTGTGATGCATCACTTGAACTGTAAAGAGCTACGAAATCCATAGCTACGGTTACAGCACCTTCACCAGATACATCTGGCTGGCCTGAGTTGTACTTCACATTCGGGATGTCGATTTCGATGCTATTACCATCAACATCCGTCAGAGTACATACAATCTCTGATGCAGTCTCGTTGATGAACTTCTCGTACAGAGTCTTGCTTTCGAAGTATGTAGTTAGTGTGCCTGTAACACGCGATTTACCGATTGATGGACGGTTAGTCGTTGACGATCCTACTGAAAACAATGGCTCAAGTCCGTTTTCGATAGTGAATTCAAGACTAGTCACAGTGGCGATTGAAGCACCGCCCTCAGTGATCGAGCCAGTGAATGAATCGAATGGAGTCTTGCCAGCATCAGCGGAATAAGTAGATGATCCAATTTCAGATGTAGCCAATGTCAAGTCTTTCCCTACAACCGAGAAAGTTGTAGTGACCATCGCGTTTGGAGCGATAGATATAGCCATTGAGTTGAATTCACACCCCGTATAGCGATGCCATTCAGCAGTTGCTAAGTCAGCAAACTTACGCTCTAACGTAAATGAGCGACGAGTCGTACCTGACTTCAAGACATTCGTAGTCCATGTGCCGCACATTACGGCCTCAAGAATGTCGTCAAATGCTTCATATTCCAGTTCAGAAGTAACGTCCCCGCCGATTGATTTGTTTCCATGACGGAAATCTTCAACCTGACGATCACCGCGCAACTTCTCAGACTCAATCGCGTCTTTAGTCAGTGCCAGTGAAACCGCATTATGTGGTAGCGGAGTCCAAGTTGGTGTCGAGGGGGTAGTCCCGTATGTACTTTCCGCGATGAAATGCAGAGAGTGTTGTGCGCCGTTTGCGATAGCCATTTGCCTTACCTCGCGTCAGTATATGATTGAAAATTAACAGATACTGGTACGAAATGAAACGCACCTTCTGTAATTGCCTGTGCGATGGATACAGACCTCACACGGACATTAACGCTATTATACGTCATTGTCGTTCCGCGCTTAAAATGATCTGCCACCGAATCTGGCACTGACGACCTACCCAGCCCCGCTGGATACACGACATCTATCTGAAAGATGCCATTAGTCTCATCCTTGCCGCTTGCACCCAAACCGACCTGCAAGGTTTCCTCTGGAATGAAGTTTGGAACAATAAATGTGTTGTTGCCTGTTGGCTCATATTTTACGTTAGGCCACGCAACATCATACCCGCCGGACAAAGAGTTTAGTCGATTCTCCAGTGCCGCCTGTATGTCGTTGAAGTGAGTAGCCATTACTTAATTCGCTTCTTGTTCATTGCAAGCGCGAACCCATCAGCATTGATGCGTAGCATTCCTGCGGGAGCTTGTTTCGAGAATCCGTTGACTGTCTTGCCAGTAGGATTCTTTGGTGGATTTGGGTACAGGCCAAACTCAACTACGCGAGCATAGGGAAGATTGTTGAAGAAGTGGAATCTCTGACCTACTTTCAAACGGGATAATGCTTTATCAACGCGAGCGAGAGAGTTCTTTCCCGATGGGTCAGTCGCCTTAGTTGTGCGAACACCAACCCTGCGATTACTGGCGTACCAGTTGTTTTTCAAACGTCCCGTATCGACAGGTGTTTGCTTGATGATTTTCTTACAGGTACGGCGTAACTCTCGTCTAATTTCTTGATTCACCCGACGCATCAAGTCAGTTGTCGCCGCGACAGCGTTTTCAGCCAGTATCACGCTCATTTTCTCACCTGCAATGTCATCGTAAGCAATTTAGTCGATGGCCTATTCTCTGAAATCGATAAGACTCGATAACTCTCACCATCAATACTGACCATATCATCTACCTGATATGTGTGTTGCTCTGCCAAAAGACGACGATCACCTACGAGGATGTTCGTCCCGTCTGTCTCAGATTCATTGTAATCAAACACACAAGCGTACTTTTGATACGTTGTATCGCTTGTCGTCGATGTACCTGTGTCTGGATCATAAGTGCCGTCAGTCGTACGAGTGAACGTAAGTTGTCTTCCGAACTTTTGAATCAGATCGGTAGCGGTTGACTGAAGGCCCGTATAATCGAAGCTCATACACGGCTCACATAAAATGCTGAACGAACAATCCGGTTCAGTGCATACTGCAACGCTGGAGTGATTGTTCTGTTTTCACTGTTTTCTGCGTATTCGACTTCGATGTCTCCGACACGCTCACGCAACGTCTTGCGCGTCTGGTTTTCCAGTTCGCTGTTACCTGCGGCTTGGACAACCGTTGCTTCGTACAAGGCGATCTTAACTTCCTTCGGAATCTCTGTTGCATCGGCATAATAGCCGTCAATAAGAGCTTCTGTACGAGGCCACTGAAGAGGTTGGTTTTCGTTTGCTTTGTTGCCAATGAACTGAAGTCTCTCGAAGTAATCCATCGCACGAAGTAATTGACCTTCCAGCGTATCATCAGAATCGCTATAACTGATATTCCGATCATCCGCCCAAGCCTTAAACTCAGCCAACGTAACATACGAGTTTGCTCCAGAAACAACCGAACCGTCTTCAATGACAAGTGCCATGACTATGCCCTTCTATAACGAGCGAGAATGTATCTATCGACGAGTTCAGGGGCAATCATCACTTCTTTGCCGTCACGCTCCCGAATCATCTTAACGAATCCTTCATTTTCGGCTACTGGTGCTTCCACCTTCGGAGCCGCTTTTTTAGCTGGAGCCTTCTTAGCCGCTGGCTTCTTGGCTGGAGCTTTCTTAGTTGTCTTTGTTTCTGCCATTGGAGTCTCCCAAATAGGAAACGGGGGCCGAAGCCCCCGATGACGGTTAGCCCATCAATGTAGCGATGAAATCGCCTTTCCAAGCCTTGACACCCCAAGATGCCGCAACTTCGATCATAGTCTTGCGATAGCCCTTATAGACACGGACTTCGAAGACCAGACCTGATGTTGGGTCTTGAACTGTCATTGCGTCGTCAGCAGAGTCTCCACCTTGTGGCACTGCTGGTGCGCGTACTGCAAGCTCCATCGCACGACGATGCATTGCGATGTTTGCAGTGTAGTTGTTGCCGATCGTCATCTCGACCGCATCAGCGACTGCTTCACGCAGACCTGTTGGGTTCAGGATGATGTCACCAGTAGCTGATGTCAGGCCTGTTCCGACAACATACTTGTTGACTGAATCGCCAGCGAAAGTAACAACGTCACCCGCCTTGATACCAGTGGTGTTCACAGTACCACCATCAAGAGTGATGGTTGTGTCACCGACTGCACCAGCACCGTTCAAGTCGTAGCCAGTACCAGCACCCTTCGTGTGAGTGATGACCTGTGCAGATTCACGAACGCCCATGCCCTGAAGGTCAAGCAAGATGCCCTGACGGAGAAGATCGCCGCCACCAGCTTCGTTGACTTTCTGGAGTTGAGCAAGCTGACGCAAGTTAGTACCAGCCAAAGTGTTGAGGATCAGTGAACACTGACCATCGTTTGCTGGCATACCGTTGTCTACCAAGATTTGACGAACTTCAGCAATCTCTGAGAAGTTAGAGCCAAACGGAGTAGTACCTGCTGTACCGAATGCACGAGAAGCGTTTGTGTATGCTTCTTCAGCGAGGTCTGCTTCCATCTCGTTAGTGAGCGTACGCATTGCTTGAGCAATCTGGTCACCGTATACAGTTTCGTATCCGATACCGTTGTTCAAGTGCAGGATGTCTTCACCAGTGTAAGGAATCTGCACTGCGCGAGCATTTGAGATAGTCAGTGTCTTGTTATCAACAGTCTGATCTGTTCCTTCTGGAATAGTCATAGACTCTGTAACGTTGACAGCAGTTGCTTCACGAGTGAATGATGCACGAACTACATCACCTTTCGCGGCACGTTCTGACCCGTCTGCGTTGATTGTAGATGCAGGGATAAAGCCTACTAGCTCACGCCCTACTACGTCGGCGGCTTTATAGATGTCTGCCGCTAAATCTGTTAATACGTTAGCCATGTGGCCTCTCCTTTAATCATCATAGATTCTGCCGCCTTCTTTCAAATACTGCGCTCGCTGACCCAAGCCCATTGCATCAAAATCCGTACGACTGATTTGTCGATTGCCCACATCGGCCCCGCCTTGTGAACGAGTGGCCCCGCCACCTGTTGCTTGAGTACCATCGATTAGGAATGGATAATCATTCCGTACGGTTGATACCAAGTCTTCGAGAGTGCTGACAGTCAGTTGACCCGACCCATCAGTCACTCTGATTTCTCCATCCAGAAGAGTTAGTCTCTGACTGATCTTCTCTTCCAGTAATTTTGCCTTAGATACGTCTTTTGTCAACGTACCTGCTATTTTTGTGGCCTCAGAAGTTACCTGCTGTCTGACGGCCATCGCATTCATTTCTTCGATTTTCTTCCGTAAGACATTGGCTTCTTGCTTTTGGCTTTCATAGAGTTCTTGGTACTGCCCGTTTTCTTGAGCAAGCCTTTCTTTTTCAGCATTTGCTTTGGCATCTATCTCTTCCTTTGCACGTTGAGCCGCTTTCTTCTCAGCAAGCAATTCATCATTCTTCGCTTTCAACCCAGCAACTTCTTGGGCGATGCGCTCTTCGACTGTCTGATTAACAGTTTCACCGATCTTCTCTGCAAGCTGTTTCTTAACAGATTCGTCCAGTTCAATTTCATTCAAAAATTCCATGCGTCACCTCTAGCTTTGCATGACGAGCCTCAAGCTCCGTTACAATTTTACCCTATTAAACACTTCGGGTTCGACTTTTCTTAACTCATCAAGCGTCAAAGTTAATCCTCGACGATCAACAAATTTAGAAATTGGTAATTTACCCCTGCGGAACAATGCTCCACGGGTTTTTCCTAATACATCATCCTGAAAGGCCGCTGGTTGCCTTCTCAGCCACGATTCATACGTCGTAGTCTGTCTTACTTTAGTTTGGCCTTTCGCGCCAGTAGCAACCCTTGGAGTTCGTTTCTGAGTTCCAGCGAACTGAGCCTTCACAACAGGAGTAATCGTAGAGCGACAATTGAAATGCGCAGGAGGTTTCGGTGATTTGACCGGATCATCAGTCAAGGGATAAACGGTTCCGTCTCGACTCGCGCAAATGATTGACGTTCGAGAGTCCAATACAGCAACCCATTCATACCCATCAAACAGTCCATCATTACCCTGCAACAGTAAATCCCTTGCTTGGACAGACACATGATTACTCAATGTACGAATCATTACACCTGCTTGCTTTTTCTGGAATGGAGCGGCTCGTTCGACTCGATTCAGTATCTGCTGATTCTCTTCGCGCAACGTCACCCCGTCCCGAATGTCCTGTACGATCTGCCTCACTTTAGACCTACGGTACTCATTGACCATGTTTCTTGCTGAAACTTGTTTAGCACCAGTATACAAAATTCCTGCAAAAACAGCGAGTTGCGCTTGTACATCGGAAACTGGAATTACATTCTCGAAGAATCCACTGAGCATGGATTGGTTCCAGTCCATCTCCTGACTCAGCAGATCCTCTGCGTCCATGAGAATTTTTTGTCCTAACTCACCGAGGTTTTCTTCAGCATACGACTGAATTTCATCGAAGAATCGTTGCAGTCGCGCCAAATCTAATTCGGTAAGCTCTTCGTTGCGTAATTCACTCCTGATCGCATCGAAAATCTTTTCAATATACTCAGCCGCTTCTCTCTCTCGTCCGGCAGAGTATCTCATTAGGTAAATTTGATGTCGTGTTATGACATCCTGTATCTCATCAGAGAGTGCCATTTACCACTTAACTTTATCTGCCCAGTAAGCCGCTGACATTTTGCCCTTCGCAATGTTCTTTGCGTGACGGGCTTTGAATGACGCACGTTTTTTCTTCATCGCTTCTGACTCACCAGCCTTGGGCTTCCCTGCCGTTTTCGCTCCTTGCTGTCCGAAACGTATTGTTTTTACTTTTTCTCCGACTTTGGCGACAACAACGTGCGATTTCTTTGGATGACTTGGTGTTCTTTTGGGTTTGTTGAATCCTTCAACCCCTGCGCGAGCAAGTCTTGGGTCTTTTTTAGCCACGAGTTGCCCTCCTTACTGCTTTTCTTTCGGCGGGTGTGTACTTGGCTGTTTGCTTTCCGGCTTTGGTTGCTTTGTTTTTGGCTCTGCTTCCGGCGGCTTTTTGACCGGACGATAGTGATTTCCGTGCCGCTTTCGGTAGATAGCGAGATTTGCCTTCTTTTCCGGTGTAACCCCAATCTTCTTTTGTCCATTTTGACAGTTTGTTTGCAGAGGATTTTGCTCCGACATACTTACCGCCTTTGTCCTTGTAGATTTTGGTTGCTAACTGCATTGCACGGGCAGAATGCTTACCGCCCATCTTGGCTTTGGCTTCTGCCTTAGCCTTTTCCCAGAGTTTTGGATTCGCCTTTTTAGCTGTTGCCATCCTGATTCTCCATTGGAATGGGTGAACTCATGCCGGATTCATCGCGTACATCATCGAGTTGACGTTCAGGGTTTACGATTCCTGCTGACTTCAGTCTGTCGAAAATATCTCTCTCAGCGATAATATCCCTATCGAGAAGAGTGACCATCGACATAATCAATTGAGGATCGAGGGCTTTGTCGTAGAACTCGTTATTGATCTGGAATGTTGGGTCACCTTCGACACCCATGTACTCACCAACCCATTCGATGCACTGCATTAGACCTTCGGACAGGTTTAACACGACATCTCCGAGTACCGAGTTTTCGCTGGCAAACCGAATCTTTGCCGCTTCAGCAGTCTCACGATCTGCGCGATCCGTAATGATTCTGGCTCCGATAGCGACCATCTGCTGTTCTTTCGCAGACATCGCCGCTGAAACCAGTTGGTTGGGGTCAGCCTGTAAGAGAGTCGCACTACCCGTATCACCCAAGACATGACCTGCGCGTGAACCCAGCTTAATCCCCTGCGGGTTGTACTGTTGAAACTGTTCGAACGACAGCGAATGGGTGAGAAACAAACTTGGCTGTCCAACGATAAAACAAGATTCTTCGTAGTCTGCTGAGTTACGGAAGTGCGCAATATTCACTTCAGCAATGTCAGCCAGCGGAGCGTCATCGATTGTCGAATCGTTATTCTTCGATCCAACGAACATGATTGGAATGATGTCCCATGTTTGGCCGTTTGCCTTACGGGGGTAAGTTTCATTGGTATAGGGTTCGTCATCACGGTAAATCTGCTGTGAGTAGCCACCCTCTCTCAAGCGAAGAACACGATACTGTACTTCGGTAGAGTGATCGAACTCATCTAGCGGTTTTAGATAGTTTTCCGCTATCGTGACTGAAGTTAATACTCTTCGTCCGTTGACGACATCTGACTTCCAGTTGATGACTTGTTCCGCTGTGTAAGGAATGATCGACGCTCTGATGTTCATTCGTGCCACATCTTCGGCAGTCAGTGTCTCATCGGTCTGCGGAAAGTCTACTAAAAAGACTGATCGTCCAGTTTCCAAGAGGTTAGACAGTTCGTCTTTCGCTAATTGAGTGAGAGAGAGTCCGTCTCCTGTCGCATCTTTTCTCAGATACTCCAGACCTTCAGGGAGTTCGATATTGGGATTTTTACGAAAGGCCGCGCCGACCAGTGCATTTTTCGTACGTCCGGTGAAGTTAGTATAGAGTGCGCGTTTCATGTACTGGCGGTAGCGAACCGTCTCAGTCCCTTTCCGTTCATCTCCAGAATCATTATCCGGTACAGGAAGATAGGCGTGTTTCTTCTCTTTGACTGCAACCGCACCTCGTACAGCGTCACGAGTTTGCGTCCACACATTAATGTATTTCGAGTAGTCGGGATGCTGGGTACTTACAGGCATAGCTCAACCCTTGGCGTAGTCAATTTGCAAATTTAGGCATATTGTAATCCCAATCATACAGCAAATGCGAAATTAACGTCTGCATGAGGCTTCCTAATCGGGAATTCGTACGCAATCGGGTACGTTGTTGCGTCATTTTGGTGATCGTGACCACCTGATTTGTCCGGCTCACCATTCTTATACACCTGCTGTTCGAGACAATCTGCTGTATTCGGACAGGCAATCGGATTCACTTTGACCTTGCCACTTTCCAGGGCCGCATTCATAGCCGCTACCCTATCTCTGATCCGAGGATTTGCACGGTTGGCCCGTATGGTAAATCCGGCCTTTTCCAACAAAGCTAAGTCAGAAATACTTGCGTTGACCGATTTTGTCGCCGCACCAGACGCATCAGGATAGATATAAATCGCATGACCCTGCGACTGCCACCTCTCTTTGATCGTATTAATCATGTCTGGCGTATCCCTCATCTTCGATAATTCAGCGACAGCGTGCCATTCCTTCTGCCCCCTCTGCACAAACACGGTAGCGGCCTGATTCATCACGTTAAAGTCACATCCAATATACAAAGGTTCACCCTTGGTAATGACTTCGTTCGAACGACAGACCTTTCGGTCATACGAGGAATAGACAGTCCCAGATTGTAAGTTGACAAACATCCCTTCAAGGTAAGCATCCAGCAAATTCGACGGATACATCTGCTTCAAAGAATCGATATAACCTTGCGGAAGATAAGGATTGGATCGAGTCGGAGCTTGGATAATCTGATACCCATCTTTGGGATTTTGCTTCCAAGTGTTGTAAACAAACCGAAACCCTTCAGGGGTGGTAGTGACTCCAATCGTATTCACAGAACCATCGGGTTTGAACTGACGATTCCGTGCAAGGATCATTCGCCACACTTCAGCCGCATCATCCGTCTTCAGAGTATCCAATTCATCCACATCAGCATCACAATGCTCATAACCAATAATCCTCGACGGATTCTCCATACTCCGAAACAGTATCTCTCCAATCCCTTCAATAATAATCCGGTTCAATGGAGACTTCTGCAACTTATACGGTACACCCAACTTATCAAGAATCGCCTCAAAGCGAGGCCAAGCAATCACGCGAATCAAATCAAACGTCGGAGCATAAAATCCCCGTACAGGGTAGAACCCCTGACACGCATTCGCAGTCTGAATCAAACCAAACACAGAACGAAAAACTGCCGCCTCAGTCTTCCCAGCACCAAAGCCAGCAACCATCGCCGGATAGTTCGATTCACTCTCAATGTACTCGATTTGCGGCTCAGTTAACTCAATATGCATACATACTCACAATTCACAGCTACTACCCTCGAGGCGATTGTTCATAAATTAACATATTTGTAACCCCTTTTTAGTGTCCCAGATTTTTTGAGGTGGGTTAATCACGCTTGTCTGGGTGCTGATTGTGGGGGTTGTCGCCCGCATAAAAATTTTTTTTGGGGGGATGTACCCCCTATTCATCGGGTGGGCTGTCCAAATTTTGTACAGAATCCGCTGGCGTTATGTCTTTTTCCACTGGCTTACCCGCTGGCCCGTACGAAATATTTATCGTGGGCCGTTCGTGTTCCGGTTGAGATTCCACCCAGCCACCGCGAGCCTTAAGGTAGAAAATCTGGGCAAGCACGTTGTTCTTCTCCGTGGCGTTACGCACCAGAGAAGCCGCCACAGTGCCGACATGCGAGGCCCTGCCTTTTTTGTAGGCGGTATCAACAGATTCGTTTTCCCTGCATATCCTGAGAAAAGTTTTTTCCGCCATACCAAGCACGGAGGCAATCTGAGCCTTGTTCAGGTATGCGGCTAACTTCTCGACTTGTTGCAGTTCTTCATCTGTTAGGGCAACGACAGGACGGCCCCCGTTAGGATTGTTGACGGGTAAGTGTTTAGGCATGAGTAAAAGCCCCTAGCTGATACGTTAGCTTGAGACTTTACCCAGTGTACAAAGTTTAATCAATTACCTGATGCCAGCTTTCCGCTCGACTTCAGCCCTAGCGTCACCCATAGACAAGGCCCCTAATACATCGCAGAGCATCGCTACACCGTTCTGTATGGCCATGCGTTGAAGCGTATACCACCACATATGGTCTAAGGCTTTACAAGTAGAGCCGCGAAGTCTCCCGCCCGTTACCGTTAGCCCCTTGATCCATACCGGATCAGATCGCACAACCCCAAGTTGCACCCCTTCAATCCAAGCCTCCACCCGTACGGAGAAAAGGTTCAAATCACCGTCCTGATACGCTTGCAATTCCTCCGGCCTCAACCGCTGGTAAGCCTTGCTGTACTCGTCCTGCGTCGCCTGACTGACCACAACCCAAAATGACCACGGGTAAGCGTCATGCTTGAACGATTCCACCAACTCGCGGGACTCATCAAAGCCCTTTAATTTTACCACGTTTTTCACTTTAACCCCCTGTTTTTGTTGGGTTTGTGGCGATTGAAACAACCGCACACACAACCATGAAAACCGCCAACGGAACCGCGAATTGCACGGCCCCAGTCAGCAGAACGGAAAACAAAACACCCAACCCCATAACAGACAGATACCCTGCCATGTAATGAACTAATGCTTTCACACCTCACCCCCGTCCAGCTTGAACGCTTTAGCCAGCGCGTCGCCGTGCTTTCTGAGGTTGGCTAAATCGTTGATCGAAAACGTCAGATTGCCATAGTTAAGGCCCTCCATTGCGTCCCAGTGAATGGAGCTTATGACCTTGAGCAATTCATCAATACTCTCGACTGTCTCAGCCTTGAGCCGCTTGCGGTTGCTGATTGCTAAAGCCTTGCGCTTGGCTTCTTCAGCCTTCCGAATTTTTTCCCACTGTTCCATTATTTGCCCTCCCTCAGAGCGTTACCCAATCGTTTGAGTCGATCACTTGATCGTCGAATGTTTGTTGATGGTTACGCTGACCAAAGCGCGAAGCCATGCCCAGCCCCTGACAGATCGCGTTGAGCCTCGAACGGGTGGTGACTGTCCCCCAGCCAGCCAACGTACACCGCACAAGCTCCAAAGTGTAAGAGGGATTCCGAAGAATCCCAAGCCCGTGGTACTTCCAAGTAAACACGGCGATAAGGTTACCGTGTAGATATACCCCCGATTGATTTTGCCTA